CTTAGGAATGTCCATGACCTTGGCAACAGCTGCTGAAATTACTGATTCAACAACTGCTGATTTTGGAGATGATCGACTCAAAATATGTCCTCCATGGATTCTAATTTTCGCATCACTTTCCAAATTATGCGTTGGACACTTGAAATGAGGTCTCTCCAAAGGTCCAAAATTAACTCCCATGCTTTGAGTTTCCATTGGCGTAGCATTAGTAGATAACAATACACCAGGCATCGCTTCTAACTGCTCTAACGTTTCATACAATTGAGCTCTAGTAACAAAACCAGCAGCTCCTTTGTATCCACGTCCGGCTAAATGTGCGCCGGCAATGAAAGGAATGCCCTTCGCATTTCCGATCAATGTAGCCATACACAATCCACCAAATGTTTCCACTGGAAAATGGTAATTGTATCCCGAAAATGTCCCTGCACTAGCGATTACGCGACCGCGAATTGCAGTCATTTCTCCATAAAGAACACTCTTTCCATTGTCATTATAAACGGTTTTGACAGAAACTTTCTTATCAATGTCTATGTCCTTAGGAAAATACTCAATCAAATCACGGTGTTCTCCTGCTCCTGGTGCATACCAGAATGCAAAATCAGTGCCAGCAACACGCTTGCACACACTACTCGCTAAAGGAATATTCCTAAAAGTATGTCCTCCAACTTTAATTAATGTGACAAAAGTAGTTTCTCGTGTTACAAAATGATTTGGAATAAGCAAAACATTACTACGCAGCGGTATGGCGTTGCAAGCTTGACCATCCTCTCTTTGGATATACAATAGGCGATTTCCTACCATCTCACACAACTGCTCATACGAAGTTGTCTTAGATTTGTTAGAAGCGCCTGCATTACCAAATCGATAAGCCCTTTCACGAGAATGTACATCCCAAAATTCTGTTGTCCTTTGGTAAGGTTTCATATCAGGTTTGAGTGTTATACATACTGCTGCTTGCTTACTTTTCAAAGTATTATAATTGCGAACTAATTCCACAATAATTTTCCAAATTCCTGCAGCGCAAATAAATGCTAAGAATCGTTGCTTTGTCTTCCAAGACATACTGCGGAAATAAGTTGAGGGCCGCGTTATGGTTGTCCATCTCTTAACAGTCTGTTTGTAAACAAACCAGAAACGTCCCAAAACATAGATCAAATACAATGATATAATTACAACGATCTTCGTGAATCCATACTTCTCTCCCAAAATGTCAGAAAGAAAAGTCATTGCAATTGCGATAAAAACATAAGGCAAACTATTTACAACGATAGATTTTAATAGACCACGATTCAAAAAAGCAATGATGTAACAACCATACTTTGAATTAAATAATGATACTAGCAAAGCGGATAACCACTCACAAAAATCTCCTTCCATAGTATAAAAATAGTCTACAACTTCATTATAATACGGAATCCGGGGTTGCCAACCTGCTTGGTTTTCAAGCGGACAACAAGTGCAGTATTGAACTGGCATATCACATGCACACAAAGGCATCTCTTCCAGAGTCCTCTGACCAGCAACAAAAGCTTCTTGGCGCTTAAAATGCGCGCGTGAATCATCTTTCAAAAAGGCAAGCAATTCTCCAATTTGAATATCAATCAATTGTTTACCTTTATAAATTATAGGATCATATACAACTGATTGTGTTCGTCCGGGCTTAAACTTGTCTCCTGTCTTATTTACCATATATCTGGGAGATTCAACAGTAAACGTAGCATAATCCGGAAATTGATGATTTGCCATGTGCGCAATTTTGCTATTATCTAGCATTTTTGTTCCTCGCTTACAATACTTGCGTTTCACCCTCTGCGTAATGGTCACTTCAAAACGACGATTAATTGATAATGGTTCATTCGAAAGTGTATTTGATAAAAGGTCCTTGACATTAGTAGTTCCAATTACTACGTCAGGCTCGATCATAATCTTGCCTTTCATCTCCGCATTCGGGTTAAGGGCCGCCATCGGAATGTTATTTAAAAACATAATAATTGACGTGGTAGGTGACCCATCGGTATATTCCAAAGTAGTATTACAAATATCGTCCAAAATAACACCACTATGGTGTGTTTGGAACTCAGATTGAAATTTGTCGTCCTGATTCAAAGTGATAATAGCGCGAGGACTACTATCTTTATCATTGACTTTCAAAACATAGCGTATTAATGCATTTGAAATCGCTGACTTACCTACACCAGAACCACCAAACAACAATATACCATACGGTTTCTTGCGAATACCATCCTTCTTTGTCAAAGCTCGGGCAGCAACTACTTGTTTCAAATTGTTTAAACGCGTAGAATAATAACTGCGCTCCGATGACTTGCAATTGTCTAATAAAATAGTGGTTTTGGTGATTAATTCTGATACACGTCGATCAAAAGTTTCACCAGAAATATCAGCACCACGTCCTATTTCCAAATGCAATTTCTGTTGCATCAAAGTAGTATATTCGTCATCATACGCACTGTCTCTCTCACTTTGGAAAAAAGATAAAATGTCTCCTGTCCGAAAAGATAAAATGCATAATCCAACAAATGTCTTACTAAATGCAGCGACTTTTTCCAATAATTCAAAAAAACTAACTTTGCGGCGTAAAGGTTCCGTTGCAAAAACAGGAACACCTCGTATAGCCAAATCAATCTTTTTGATCCATCCTAACGTAATCAATAACGTCAAAATTTCATAAAAATTATTCCAAATATCGCTTTCCTTAATAATAGGATAATACTTCTCCACTAAATCTGGAAAAGTTTCCTTACTAGGAAAAGACGGTAATGAAAACAAATTAAAATTGTAATTTGCTGCCAGCTCACGCAGAGCTAACCAATGGTGTCCAAACGTATCTACTATATATTCGGAAAAGTCTACACCAAAGTTCATAAAATCTGGATGGCCTCGTTGGAATGAGTGAGGCCGTCGCTTAGCGCTTTGCGATTTTAAAGGTTTTTGAGAAGTGTGTATTTTTCTCTTGACCTTATTTTCAGCTTGTCGTTTAAGCTTATCACTCAGCGCGCGTTCCTTACGGGAACGACTTATTTTCTCGTTTTTTTGCTTTTTGTCCCACTTCGATTGTCCGTATCCGGACTGTGGTGAAAGCGTGATAAACGAGCGAATCACAACTGAAATCAGCAGCAAGAATGCTACTGACCAGATTCCCAAAGGCATGTTTACATTTGTTTCCTCGAAAAAATAACTTGTCATAATGAGGGGGTGGGAATGGAACCTAACTTCTACGAGCTAAGCTGACCATAGCGCAAACAAAATGTGATTTTTGGTAGAGTCTTTCTATAGAAATGTCTCAAAATGGTAATAGGGATGCAAAAAATGCAGGCTGCCGGGCCTCCTGACTCAGGTTGTCATCAGGTAAACACATATAATACCATCTATATTGAGCAAAATAACTCTCGGTACGTCGAGTAAATCGCACTCCATCGTCCCATCGTCCTTAATATCATGTTAGATCTAACATCTCGTTCAACCCTACTGCGGGTGAAATGTATTATCGAAATCAATCTATAAAGGGGGGGTTACAATGGCATGCGAACGTCTATGCGAATCATTCAGAAATTCTCTGTTATTTACACAATCGTTGTTGCTAATGGACTCGAAAGATACGGCTGCGGGTTCCTACACAGCTAACTAATCGAGTCCAGAAAAGGGGTTTGCTTTGTTACGGGGTGGGCTCCCCAGGCTAAAATATGAGTTCAAACAAACTGTCCAACTACTAAACAGTTCTAACTCAATCTCAGCGCTTTTTAAAATATTATTTTAATCCGTGCGGTAGCTGAAATATCATATTCTTACATGTTCCTACAGACAAACTTCAAAAGTTTCTCTGCAGGGCTCCAAAATCTGTCAAAGACTAGATGTCAAGGGGTATTGCCCCTTCACAAATCGTCTTAATGGATTTGTAATGGAGCAATGTCATGCTCTGAATATGTATGATTGCCGGGTGTCGCGGTTTACGACACACAATCATATAATGGAG